CCAACCCATTCTTGCAGGGAATGGGGAACGTGATGAATTTCATGGGGGGCAATACAAAAAATCAACTTGCCAACCGTGAGGCGATGAAAAACAGCTATTTTGGACAAGGACAACAGTGGCTGTCCAATCAAATGCCGTGGAACAGAAACAAGCTCAACCAGCAACAGAAGATGGCGATGTCGTCAGGGAATCTCAACGCGGCACTCGCGGCCCGCGGATATAAAGGAGGAGGTCTAGCAGACCTTCAGAAGAAATAATGCCAGGCGAAACTGAAACAACCTTAAAAGAAAAAAAATGGGGTACTTACTCTAAGCCTTACACACCTAGCGTGTCTGAAGAATCTACTGGAAGAAGTGCGGCTATTCAACAAAACATTACTGATAAATTTGAAAAAAAGGTTCAGGAAAAAAAAGATCGAAAAAAATATGCAGAGGATATTGTAAATAGGGCTCAATCAGGAGGAGTGAACTCTATTGCCAGGGAAGATTTTATTGATCAACGACACTTGTTTCCTGAAAGTTTTCAGGACTCGAATGTTTATGCAAAATATATGCAAGACTTGCATCAAATCAACCCTCCAGCGATGCAACAGGCTTTCCCCTGGGCAAGCGGAAAAGGGCTCGCGGACCTTGTCACAATGGCAACACCCCTTAAGTATTTAGGAATGGCAAAGGACTGGGGGCAGGAAAAGCTCGGACAAGGATATGACCTGGCGACAGAAGGACTGGGAGACATTTATGAAAATTTAACTGACACAGGTGTTGGTGAAGCCGCAGTCGGAGGAACAAAGGACGTGTGGGAAGATCTTAAGGGTCTTAAAAATATGCCTGGAGAATTTCTAAATTTATTGCCTGGTATTTCAGGGCACGCTCAAGGAGGTATTGTTGAAACAATGCCGGATTATTTTCACGACTACTCGAGGGGAATCTAATGGCACAGCAAGTAGGACTCGGTGGATTGCAGGATTTAAACCCTCAAGTGAACGCGGGAAACAATCCTGATGTAGGATTTAATGATCAGGAACAACAAATATTGCCTGATCAGGGTGGAAGAATACGGATGCCTTTTATGCCTGGCGGACCTGGTCTATGGCCTCCTCGACAAAAAGATCCCTTCCAGGGATTTCAGGAACAGCTCACAGGCTTCAGTGAAACGCTTGGCGGACTCGGCGAACAGTTTACGGGCTTCGGTGAAACAATGGGGGGATACGATAAACAGATGACTGATTTTGGATCACAGATGGGGGGAATAGAAAAACACTTCGGAGGACTGAATGATCGTTTGTCTAAAATTGAAGAAGGCATCGCGAAACTTATTCCCGACGAAAAGGCCAATGCGACAACAACCGGTCAGCAGCAAATGCAACAACCGATGATGAATTCATATGCGATGAATCCTTATTCGATGAATCCTTATATGGGACTGATGTCCTTGTTTGGTGGTATGGGAAGATCCGGAGGATATTTTTAATGGCCAAGGAAAAAGTTACACAGAACCGGGAAGACATCATACGCATAGAAGGTCATCTCAAACTCATTAATCAGAAACTGGACAATCACATTAGTCACATTTCCGGAAAAGTTGACACCATTTTCAAGATTGTCTGGACGATTTCCTTCATGATCCTCGGATTATTAGGAAGAGCTGTCTATACGGGCTTTATGAACTAACCTAGGAAAACAGCCAAAAAAATCGTCGATTTTAAGCCCCTCAGAGCACTTGTAGCACTCGAGTCGACCTATATGACCCCCCTAGAATAATATTTTTCTTGGATCTTCGCCCATGACCTGACTTGCAAGGTCAATCTTATTGTTAAGCGCTTTCACAATCTTTTCATCCACTGTTCCCTCGGCGATCAAGTCAACGTACGTCACTTTGCTCGTCTGACCGATGCGATGTGCACGGTCTTCGGACTGCATTCGTATTTCTAAACTATAGTCGTTAGAATAATAAATGACAGTATGAGAAGCAGTAAGAGTAAGCCCATAGCCTCCTGTCTTCGGATTTCCCACAAAAAATCGGAGAGGGCTTTCACTGTCCTGAAAGCGATCCACAATAGACTGACGTATGCTATCCTTGGTATCACCATAAAAAGACGAAACGCTTTCTTTACCATACATATCTCCTATTGTTTGTTCAATTGATTGAATGTCATGCCGGTACACGGCCCAGATGATAACCTTGCCGCGTGTCTCCTCCAGCACATTCATTAGTTCCGTAATGCGGTTATTCTTGAGGGACAGGACTTCTCCTTCATCCGTCTTGACATGCCCGCATGTGATTTGGTGCAACCTGACAAGTTGCGTTAAAACATTGACAGCCGTCATAGTTTTTTCATTCTCTAAAAAAGCCATCGCTGTTTTCTTCATTTCTGTGTATGCTTTAAGCTGCTCCACCGTCATAGTCACTGTACGTTTCGTATAAATCTTCTCTGGCAAATCCAAACATTCGCTCTTCAAGACTCTGGTGGAAAAATTCTTTATCTTTTCCTGCAATTCATCCAACCGCTGATAGCTTGCCACATGCTGAAAGGAATGGGACCCGACATTTCGCTGCACCACAACGGCGTAGCGTGAACGAAAGGAATAATAACTGGACTGATCCAGGAATTCGGAATCCAGGAACTCCACTTGCGTGTATAAATCCAAGGGTGACTTTGTAACAGGGGCACCTGTCATGATGCGACGATACTTGGCCAGGTTGCGCAACTTCAAGATGTTTTTGGTACGCGAGGCTTGATGATTCTTAATGCTGGTGGACTCATCGACGCAGACAAACGCCTGATGACCCAGTAAAAACTTATACGCCTTTTCATACCCACGCTTCGTGGACAACGCCTCAATATTCATCACGAGCACGACCAAGTCCTCACTGATCATGGACAACTGCTCAAGCTCCTCCCTTTCTTTTTTTAAAGGGGATGCCGACCAGATTCCAATTCGATAAAGGACATGATCAGGCATGTGTGTCTCAAATTCATTGCGCCAGTTTCGCTTAATGCCGTTTGGTACAATAATTAATGACGCATTTATTTTTCCCTGGTCGTACAGCATTGCAATATTATCAATGCATACCTTGGTTTTCCCTGTTCCCATTTCCATAAAATGAGCCCAGGATTCCTTATTCCAGGATTCTTCCAATGCGTCCAATTGGTGTTGAAACGGCTTCGTTTTAAATCTATAGTCCATAATAACTTTCTAAAACTGCAATATAATACTTGCATAACTAAAATTCAAGAGGTAAAGACGAAAATAGAAAGATGGAATTTAAAAAAGAAAAAGAAGTAGGAAAGAAGACGGTTTTCCTGATACAGGAAAATCCCTATATTAATGTCTTAAGCGCCCAGGAATACGGCGACATTGTATTATTATTTGAAAGTGGGCAACAAATTATGTTTAGTCCACAGCCCGCCATAAAAAAATTACGCAGAAAACTGAAAGATTTTGACGATAATGACTATTTACTTATGATGGGAGATCCAGCTGCAATGGGTATTGCATGCTGTATTGCTTCTGATATAAACAGAGGAAGATTTAAAATACTAAAATGGGATAAAATCCAAAAAAGATATTATTCTGTTTCCGTAAACATTTATGAGAAAGGCGAAATAGATGACAATTAATTTCGAACAGGATGCGGTTACCAATCTTAGTCAAACTGATTTAAAAACAGTTAGTGAATTATTGCACCAACAATTAAAAATGGAAAGTAAGATTGAGGACTTAGAGGAAGAAGTTAGATTAAGAAAAAAAGATTTATTAAAATTATCGGGTGAAATTATACCCCAAAAGATGGCAGACCTGGGAATAACTGCCACGGAAATGGCAGATGGATCAAAAGTAAACATAGTGGAAGATCTATTCGTATCAATTCCTAAAGACGCAGGCAAACAAAAAGCCTGTTATGAATGGCTAGAGAACAATGGTTTAGGAGACATTATTAAAAATAGTGTCGGAATGAGTTTCGGTAAGGGAGAAAGAAGACAAGCACAGGAGTTGGAAGATGCAATTTCAAAACTTGGCTTTATCCCTGAAGTAAAAGTTTCAGTGCATCCTTCGACACTGAAAGCTACTTTTAAAAAGTGGCATGAAGAAGGAAAATCTGTCCCAGACAATATGTTTAATTTGTTTATCGGGCAGAAGACAAAAATAACAAGAAAAAGTTAGGAGAAACTATGAGAAAAGCTGTAAAGAAAAAAGCCAAAGCAGTACAGAAAAAAGAAGCAACAAACGTTGTCGCATTTAGTCCAAGCGTATTTGAAAGAGACGCTAACGCTGGATTAGGTAACTTGGGAATGGAAGATCTTGCTATTCCTTTTCTTCGCATCTTGAGTGATACATCACCTCAAATCAAGAAGCGGGATCCTCAATACATCGAAGGAGCGGAAAGTGGAATGGTCTACAATACGCTTACCAAAGAAATCTATGACGGTGCGAAAGGAGTCAAGGTTGTCCCTTGTTCCTATCAGCGCCAATTGATTGAATGGATGGATAGAGGGAAAGGAACAGGAGCTCCTGTAAATATTTACCCAGCAGAAAGTACAATTCTCACGCAAACTACTCGTGATGATCAAAAAAAAGATAGACTGGCCAACGGTAACTATATCGAGGACACAGCCAATCATTTTTGCTTGATTCTTAACGATGATGGAACTTCAAGTCAGGTTCTCGTTGCAATGAAAAGTACGCAACGAAAGAAATCCAAACGATGGAATTCTTTAATGCTGGGACTAAAACTCAAGGGGGCGAGCGGTAATTTATTTACTCCGCCTTCTTACTCCCACATCTATGTTTTAAAAACAATCGCCGAATCAAATGATCTAGGCGAATGGTACGGATGGGAGATTACCCGTTTAGGACCAGTAGAAGATGGAGAGACATACGCGCAAGCTAAAGCATTCGCAGAGAGTGTGGCAGCTGGTGAAGTAAAAGTGAAACATGAAGAGGAAACCATTGAATCTTCTGAAAAAACACCTTACTAATACTCCTTGTAAAATAGAAGAGGCGAGCAGTTTCGCCTCTTCGCTAATGAATGAGAAAGATTTATGGACGCCAAAGAAAAATTTATTCAGATATTCAGCGGGCTAGAACGTGCCTATGGGCAAACTCAAAGCCGTCAAAGAAACGAGATAGGCAAACTTGAGGGAAAGTCCTGGATTGAAAAAGCACCTCTCACTAAAGAAAAATGGTATGACCACTTAGAAGGCCGCGAACCGAGCCTTGGCATCATTCCAATCCGTGATGACAATACATGCAATTGGGGAGCAATTGACATTGATTCCTATGATGGCTTTAGTCACACAAATTTAATTAAAAAAATTGTCGAAAAGAAATTACCATTGGTTGTGTGTAGATCAAAAAGTGGTGGTGCTCATATATTTTTATTTGTAAGCGAACCAACAGCTGCAAAAGAGATGCAGTTAAAATTAACAGAGATAGCCGCGTGGCTAGGCTATGCTGATTCAGAGATATTTCCAAAGCAAATTGTGCTGAACCCAAAAGCCACAGGTAATTTTTTAAACCTGCCTTATAATCATGAAGAGCACCCAACAAGATATGCGTTTGATGACGAAGGTAAGGCATTAGGTACGTTAAAACAATTTATAGACTACTATGAAACAAAAGTAACATCGCAAGTTAGCAAGGTGGTTATTCCTCAAACGGTGGACACAAAAGAAGATTTCAAAAGCGCTCCGCCGTGCATCATAACTTTGGCTGAACACGGATTCACCGAAGGCTCTCGTAATCAATGCCTTTTGCAAGTAGGTGTTTATCTACGACAGAGATTCCCCGACAAAGTGGAACAAAAACTTGATGAATATAATACAAAATATTTTAAACCTCCTCTTCCCTCTCGTGAAGTCCTAACAATTGTTAAGCAACTTCAAAAATACTTTTATCAGTGTGAAGAGCCAACCTTTAAGGCGGTATGTCAAAAAATGAAATGTAAATTACAAAAATTCGGAATAGGCAATGCAGCTTCGGATGATATTTCTAGTTTAAAGAAATTTATTTCAGACGAACCTGTCTATGAACTAACGCATAATGGAAAAGTTATTTCCTTGAACCTTGATCAATTAGCCGATCACCCTGCTTATCGTAAAGCGTGCATAGCACAGGCAAACTTTAGTCCTAAGCCTATGAACCCCACTCTGTGGGCAGAGATGGTTGACAACCTGCTCCAAGAGATGGAAGAAAAACAAAACTTCGTGGAAATGCCATCAGAAGTCACCATTCAAGGACAATTCTTAAATCATGTACAAAATTTTATTCATAATTCAAAAGGCGCAAAAGTACGTGATGATATTTTACTGGGACAAACTTTTCAATTAGAAAAAAATTATATCTTTAAACCCGAAGCCTTCAGGGAATTTCTCAAAACAAAAAGATTCTCAAAGCTCACGGAAACACAACAAATGAAAATGTTTCAATTGATGGGCGGAGCAACCTATAAATTAAAGATAGAAGGAAAATCAGAGCATTGCTGGTCTATTCCTATCACCGTAGAAACTTCCGTTTATAATTTAAAAGACAGACGCTTTAAAGAGGAGGACCCTTACTGATGAAAAAAAATGTATGGAGCAAGGACGGCAAGCGCACGGTTAATATGTATCCCGACAGTTTGAAGGAAGTAACCTTTGGATTGAATTTAGAATATTCTCTTAAGAAAAAATATTATTGGACAACAACACAAAAGAAAAAATTATTTTCTCCCACCAGGGTTATCAATCTTACAGCCGACAAGTCAGGACTGGCTGCCTGGCGTAGGCGTGTGGGAGAAAAGGAAGCTACCCGGATTGTGGAACTTTCTGTGGACATTGGAAAACTAATGCATGAGTATTTAGAAAATTCTGTTAAAAAAATGACTAATTGGCGAGGACTAAATCAGCCTCCTCTCGTAGGAGCAAATAAAAGAGAGAATGCTCCCTTTGCAATGGAACTGGGAAATATTCTTTTGGAAAAAGGATTAAAAAATAAATTGGAAGAAGTATGGGGCATTGAGGATAAGTTATACTTTGCCAAGCATTTCAAGGGAGTGGTAGACTTGGTTGGAATATATGAAGGATCACCTTCCATCATTGATTTCAAGCAAAAAAGAAGCCCCCAGAAAAAAGAATACATACTGGATTATCTGACACAAATGGCGTGCTACGGAATGGCTTACAACTGGATGTATGGAACGAGTGTCAGACAGGGAGTTTTATTGATGGTGACACATCAAAAGAAATTTCAACGTTACATACTAAAAGGACGGGAATGGAATCACTTTTGTTTGGATTTCATTAAAAGACTGAAACATTGCATCAAGGAGAGGGACAAGCATGATTAGGAAATTATTCAGGAAATATTTGCTACAGATTCTATTGTCTGACAATGAAGTTAGACGGTTATTGAGGCAAATTGTTTTAACAAACATAGGAGCTAATGATGGAAAATCCTAAATGCAAGGGACATCTTTGCGAAAAGGACGCAACCGTTGAAGATCCCAAGGATCATTTCTACTGTGATGCATGTTATAAATTATACAAATACACACGAAAACATTACTGGAGTCATCCAGATGCAAAGGGATATAGTGATAAAAAATAAACTTAAACATTTAGATCTCTTTAGCGGGATTGGTGGATTTAGCCTGGGGCTTGAAGCCACGGGTGGATTTGAAACAGTGGCATTCTGTGAAATTGAAGAATTTCCAAGACAAGTGCTGCAAAAGCATTGGCCACATGTTAAACAATATAAAGACATAAAGGAGCTGACGTATGACAAACTCAAAGAAGACGGAATTGGATCTATCGACATTATCACTGGAGGTTATCCTTGCCAGCCTTTCTCCCAAGCAGGCAGAAAAAAAGGTGAGCAAGATCCGCGACACCTCTGGCCAGAGTATTTTAGGCTTATCAAAGAGTGTCGGCCGACTTGGGTCATTGGAGAGAACGTTAGTGGGCATCTTAAACTCGGTCTTGACTCCGTGCTCGCGGACCTGGAGAGTGAAGGTTACGCCACAAGGACGTTTAGTATTTCAGCTGCTAGCATCGGCGCCAACCACAAAAGAGAAAGAGTCTGGATTGTGGCAAACGCCAACGGCAGTGGGAATAAACCAGAGAAGTCAGGAAGCCCTGGAAAGAAAAATGAAAAAGAGACTGGCAATCGGCAGAACGACAGTACCACCAGGTTCCCTGATGGAACAGATTCAGCTATCGCCAAACAAGGATCAGAAACCAAGATGGAATCTATGGAGGACACCCGACGCTCACTGCGACAGGGGACCTTCATCAGAGAAAAGAATGAAATTAAAATTGAAAAAGAAAATGCCGATCTCACTCAACGACCAGGTGAAGCATCCGAATTTGATGTGGCCGACGCCATCAAAGGGAATGTGGAAGCAGGACGTGAACGACAGCGGGAGATACGCGAGGGACATCAAGAAGAAAGGTTTCCAGGTGATGCTTCCAGCGGCAGTGAAGATATGGCCAACGCCGAGAGAGTTCATGTACAAGGACAGCACGACGGACAGGGGCAAAGGCAACCTTGGGGAGAAAGTTGGTGGGCAGTTGAACCCGACGTGGGTAGAGTGGATCATGGGGTACCCAGAAGGGTGGACAGACTTAAAGCGTTAGGGAATAGTTTAGTCCCGCACGTTCCGTATTGTCTCGCACTTTCAATCCTGGAGGCGCTCGATGCATAGACACATTGCTATAGGACCGCCAGGCACAGGCAAGACAACCTATCTTAAAAAACAAGTGGACTATCTTGTTCACAATAAGATTTGTTCACCTCAAGAGATTGGATATTTTAGTTTCACCGTCAGAGCTGCGGAAGAAATAAGAGACAGGGTGATGGATAAAAAGAAATGGAGCAAGGATGAAATGAAAGCAATGTTTCCTTATTTCAGGACACTGCACTCCTTGGCTTACGACCGTCTGGATCTCAAGCAGGCGCAAATTATGAATGAATATGATTACACTCTCTTAAGTGAGAGAACAGGAAATGAATTTGTCAATCGAATGAAAAAAGGAAACGGTGTTGACATCTCGATGCCCACGGCCAAGAGTGAATACCAGGACATCATTAATCTTTCCTATGCAAAGTATCCCAATGACGAAGACAGATTGGACAAGGTTTTCAGGCACGTAAAAATTAATGACTACGGCGCACGCGATAAAATAAAACAAATGGCTCTTGATCTTTCCAATTATAAAAAAGACAGGGACAAATATGAATATGTTGATTACTTCATCAGATTTTTAGAAGAACAGAATCCACCCAAATTAAAATACTTATTTGTTGATGAAGCACAGGATCTAAGTGCACAGCAATGGGACGTCGTGGATATGATTCAAAAGAAATCAGGAGCTCTTCAAACTTACATAGCCGGTGATGACGACCAAGCAATCTTCCGGTGGGCTGGTGCAGACATAGAACATTTTATTAGAATGGCAGACACTTCTTCAGGAAATACAATTATACCTTTAACGGAATCATATCGCATTCCTGTAAGCGTACACACTCTTGCCACAAAACTTGCACAGTCAATATCCCAACGAATCCCAAAAGAATACAAGCCACGCCCCGAAGAAGGAATAAGAAAAGTCTTAAATGTCAGACCTTTAAACAAAGGAATTCAGGAAGGAGAATGGTTAATTCTATGTAGGACGCACGAAATTGTTAAGTCGGTATGCGACGCACTCGAACAGTTTGGCTGGCTTTATAAATGCTACGGGAAATCCGTTGTCAACCTGGAATACATCACAGCCATAAGAGGCTGGACAAAATTATCAAGAGGCGAAAAACTATCAGGAGTTATCTGTGAAATTATTTACAAGCATATGGATAGTTCACGAATAAAAAGAAACTACGGCGTCTTCAAGGGCGACCAGGATGATGTTTATGATTTAGAAAGACTAATCAAAGAATATGGGTTAAGAGAAACCATTGTATATAAAACAACAGAAATTAATACTCGTGATGCAACCTGGTATGAAATGTTAAACGCAAAGGGACTCGTTAAAAAAATTACATATCTCCGTTCGCTTCTTCGTTCAGGAAATAAAATTGACGAGGAACCGCGCATAGAAGTCTCCACCATTCACGCATCCAAGGGAGGCGAACGGCAAAAAGTTATGTTGCTGGCCGACTTATCTTACGGGCCTTACAAGGCATCCATAGAGAATCAACAAGGACGTGATGATGAAGCACGAGTGTTTTATGTGGGGGCAACACGGGCAAAAGAAGAATTGTATATTGTGCAACGCGCCGATCCTGCGCACTTTAATTATGAACCAATTTTTCACTATGAAAGGCAATGCAGATGATCTCCAAAGAACTGCTTAAGGAAGCTACTGAACTTGTTGGAGGAGATCGTCAGGAAGAATATGGCGACAAGCTTACCAATCATACAAACATTGCGGACTTCTGGTCTATTTTTTTAAAGAAAAAAATTACAGCCCATGATGTTGCAATCTGTATGGCCTTGGTTAAGATAGCACGGCTTATGCACCAGCATAAAAAAGACAGTTACCTTGACCTTGCGGCTTATGCTGCCATCGCAGGGGAAATTGAAACACGAACAAATAAAAAAAACATTTCCTTTGAAAGTGAAGGTGAAAGACGGGGACGAATTACAAAGGAATACGTTAAATCCCTGAACAAGGTCATGGATGAACTGGAGGAAAAATGAACTGGTTTCCCAAAGTCCATAGAATGCCCAGCGAATGGGTGATGCCCGATCATTTTCCAGATCTCTCTGAATATAAAGAAATCTCTATTGACCTCGAGACACGAGATCCAGAGCTAAAAACAAGAGGCCCTGGCTGGGTGGCAGGACGGGGAGAGGTGGTAGGAATAGCTGTAGCCGTAGAGGGCTGGCAGGGATACTACCCCATAGCCCACGAAACACCGCCCAATATGGACAAGGACATTGTGGTCAAATGGCTAAAAAAACAATGCTCCTACACCGAGAAAAGCTATATATTTCATAACGCTTTCTACGATCTGGGATGGCTGTCCACTTTAGGCATTGACATCCGAGGAAAAATAATCGACACTCTCATTGCTGCACCACTGGTCGATGAGAATAGGTTTAGATTTGATTTAAACTCATTAACAAAGGATTATTTACAAGAGTCAAAATCTGAAACCCAGCTCTATGAAGCGGCCAAGCAGTGGGGTCTAGACCCAAAGGCGGAACTATGGAGACTACCGGCAAGCCATGTCGGTGAATACGCTGAACAGGATGCGGGTGTTACCCTACGCCTGTGGCATCACCTATCAACAGAAATAATAAAACAGGAACTCACAAGCATTTTTGAATTGGAAACAGATTTGTTTCCTGCTCTTTTTAAGATGAAACAGAAGGGTGTCCCCGTGGACATCCCCAAAGCAATGGAGATAAAAGATGATTTACAAGCTCAAGAGAATAAAATTTTACGTGCAATTAAAAAGCTCACAAATCAGGATGTGGAGATATGGGCTGCAGCATCGGTGGCGAAAGCCTTTGACAAGCTTAGAATCCCTTATGATCGTACTGCCACGGACAAGCCTAAGTTTGATAAGAATTTTCTGGCAACGCATGACAGTCCCCTCGCTAAAATGGTTGTTGAGGCGCGCGAGATTAATAAAGCAAGAACCACCTTCATCGAAAGTATCCTCAAGTTTT